ACATACATTAGCATGTTATCAGGTAACATACCCGGATCGATTGACTTATACATATCATTCTGATCAAAGAACTTTATTTCTTTACCACGAAGCTTAGTACGGAGTGTTTTATACACACCTTCAACTAACCGTTTAAAACCTGTCTCAGCAAATCTACGTGCCATAAATTGGATACGTACTTGAGCGGCAGACATTGCCTTCTGCATCTTTTCTTCAGAGTTGCCAGAAACATAAAGAGTATCATTGAGGCCTTGAGCCGCTTTTGAGAGGCCTGTAGCCTGTTCTTTATGTAACTGGAGCATCTCTAAAAGAGGTACAGTACCTGTACTGATAGTATCAGGTGTCATAGCTGCAACAGCACCGTTAGGGTTACCGTTGGTAGCAATAATTTGTTTAGGCTTCATGTTCTGCAAAGCAGAGAAGTCTACTACGTTAGGGTCAGCTAACTTAGGTGCATAGTTGGTAAGGTATACGTTCTCTACAAAGCCACGCATAATAGCAGTAGTTGCTAATGTAGATGGTCGAATCATATCTGCTACAGATAGACCGTAGAATTCGTGTGGAATCTCGAACGGACATAGTGTAGCTAATGGTACGTAGTCACAATCTTCTTCAAGAAGGACGGTTCCACCAGCAACAATAAAGTGTTTTAGTTCAGCAATACCATCGCCATCACGATCAACTCTCAACCAACATTCAATAACATTTACTTGTCTGTTAGCTTCTGTTTCAAAGATTCCACTTGAATTACCCCCCTGCCAGTACTCTTCACCAGATAGACGTTTACGAGCTGCTTGCTCTTCATTGTAGCTAGCAGCCATATAAGTGCTGCCATCTCCAATATCGTCCCACTCGATGTTCTCTGCAATATCGGGGTAAAACTTTCTAATCTCAGAACGAGTCATCTCAATCTGAATACCTACAAAATCAGCATCATCTAAAGACTTAGCGCCCCTAGAGATACGAAACGCCTCAGGATGAACGTTCTCAATCTTAATTCTTGTCTTGTCATGTTGCTTTTTAAGGCGAACATCTTTGTATACTATGTTGTATACAGAATTACCTCCCTCATCAGTGGCCAGCTCTTGATCGTAATTAAGAGTACCAATGATCTCGGTATCAGCATCAGACAAAAGAATATCTAAATTCTCTTGACTAATTGAATCATACTCTTCAAAAGTATATTCGTAATCTTCAATAAAGTCCCAGCGAACAATACTATTCTTCCATAACAAAGAGGATTTAACCCATGTGTTTAGGATCTCCCATCCAGGATTCTGCTTAAAGATAGTATAGTTAACTAGCTCTGAAGCCTTCCTAGCATTACTGTAATCAGTAGGCTTAGTGCCTGACGGAATAAACCTAGCTAGCTTATTGTTGTTAAACATAAGTTCAGCTAAGATAGCACTGTAACCCTCAATAGCTTCTACAGTATCTGAAGAAACAATTTGAGATACACCCTGAGGTGCAAGGTGCGCTATCGGCATCATACCGTATTCGTATGTAGCCTTCTGTCTTTCTCTTGCGAGGTCAGAACTATTAAGGAAGTCACCAACAGAGTTCATAACTCCTTGGTCGATCATTGCCTTAAGTTCGCTGTCGTCTACGGGTTCTTTATAACCCTGCGTACGTATAGCCATTGTAAACCTTTCTTGGTCATTCATTCAATCAAGCCAACAATGGCTGTTTATTAGGTGTAACTACTTTCTTCCATAACGAGTTACCAGCTATTGACACAAAGGGAAATCTTTTAAGTGTGTTACATCATCATTACCACTTCACCATCGAGCGTATCAAGAATAACCTCAGGCGCTGGTGTGCATATAATTTATGTATCAGCCATATCTTACTGACTCTAGACATGGTTCTTCTTTTATCTTATTTATTTTCTGGCGTTAAAATCCTTAGGAATCTTTTCACCAATCTTTTCTTTAGGATTAAGAATCTTAGGGGTACCCTGTGGTTTCAGGGCGCTTTTAAATTGATCTTTTTCTTTACCTGTTAAAGGTACATTCATTTGTGCCATATTACTTCTTAGGTTTAGGTGGTTTCTTGTTCTGTGTCTTACGCATGTTGCGTACGGGTAATTCTCTCATTAGAATTGTCCTCTTTACTTTTTAGTTTTAGGTGGGGTATGTGTCAGGATCTTACTTGCTGCCGTATGCTTTTCGCCCGTCATCAAGATATTACCTTCTTTGTGTGTCTTACCTGTATGTACTTTACCATTTGGTAAGTAATGTGTTTTGTCTTTAGCCATATATATTTACCATTTAACCTTATCAGCCCAGTAAGCCGCAGATAACGGCCCCTTGGCAATATTAGCAGCGTGTCGTGCCTTGAAGGATTCTCTTCTGCTTTTATCTGCATCAGACTCACCTTCAGACTTAGGAGACCCAGAGGTTCCCTGCTCACCAAACCTAATAGTCTTAATTGTATCATTACTTTTAGCAACAACTACATGACTCTTAGTAGGATGGTTGGGAGTTTTCTTAGGCTTATTATATCCTGATACTCCTGCTTTTGCTAGTCTAGAATCTTTTTCAGCCATATTATTTGCCCTTCTTAGCAGTCTTTGCAGACTCTTTAAAGCTTTTAGCGGTTGGGGCACCCTTGGTTCCAGGCTTACGCATCTTCTCTCCAGAGCCTTCAGCTATACGTTTACGTTTAGAATTAATATTGTCGTACAATCCTTGTTTAGTTGCCATAATAATTATACCTTATAACCAGTTAGTTTCTATTTGTTCAAAGCTACCCATCCTTTGAGAGAAGGGTACATTGTTGTTCTTTAGTTTATCACCATGTGTTCTGATAACTTCAAGAGCAATAGCTAGCGCAATAACGGTATCGTCATTATGACCAACAATAGCGTTAGTTCTGCCAGAGTCATCTGCCACATAATTCATCAGCTCCCCAATAATTATCCTTGAAGGGATCCAGATATCTTCACTATCAATAGCGTTCTTCAAGAATCCGATAATAGCAGGTTTAGAAGATGAAGTAGTTCTCCATCCAATCCTGTTACCTTCTTCCTTAGATACATTAGCTATTTTAGTCTGATAGTACATATTAACGTACTGCATCTGTGTTAGTCTGTTTAGGGTAGCAATACCCATAGAGTTTGACTCTACGGCTAACAAAGCATTGTTATAGTATCTACCTAGGTAAAACAAAAGATCACCAAACTTAGAGGGATCTATCATGTTGTTTTTGTATACAGCACATACTTCTCTGTTAGCATTAATAACTACAGCAGCAGAGGAATCCTTACCTACTCCCAAAGCTACATCAGCCCCAATAGCAAAAGAATCACCAAAAGTAGGATACTTAAATATCTCTATAGATCCTCTTTCGTTATCTTCCATCATATTAGAGTCGAAGTTAAACTCCTTAGCACCTAATATAGGTTGAGGTACTAGCTTAGAAAGCTTCTCAATATTAAATACACTAGCCCCTGAAACAATAAATGCCTCATCAGCTGTGGCGGGGTACTCTTGACGGAATTTATCTTCGCCACCCTCCGCTATCTTTAATCTTCTCCAGAATAGTTGATCATCATCTAAGTTAAACCTAGTGACTAATATTTCTTCTTTATCACTTCTCTTGAATTCTTCTGGGGCTTTTCTACGGTACTCTTCCATAAGAAACCAAGGAACAAAAATAGCAATATACTCATTCTCTCCTTTAACGGCACCTAACCATAACCTGTGAAAGGCATTACCTACTCCATTAGCAGTACTCTCTAAGATTACTTCTGTACCTTCAGCTTGTGAAATACCTTGGAACATACCAGCAAGAATCTTCTCATCATGAGTCCAAAAGGCAACCTCAGATAAGTGTGCAATAGTTGGTGTAGTTCCCCTTCCTGCCTCCGGTGAACCAGCAGTATACAATCTGTAACCGGAATCATTATGTTCAAACATGATCTCCTTAGCATTAGACCTTTTAAATTTAGGTCTAAACTGCTCAGGCATATTATCAATAGTATTCCTGGACATACTAAACAAAGCATCTGAGGTGGCTGTATCATGAGCCATAACTACTGACTTGTTATATGCATTAAAATAACTCTTCCAAAAAACCCTTCCAGTAGCATAGGTACTTAAACCCATCTGTCTAGCTTTCAATATAATCGCTCTAACTCTACCTGTCTCTTGTAACTGTCTCTCTATCGCTTCATTAACAATATTCTGAGCACTGTTAAATAAGAATGGCTGAAAGCCCTGCGAAGAATCTTTTGGAAGTATTCTTATCTGCTCTTCTGCGAATAACTCAAAGTTATTCTTGTACCCAGCTAGCTTCTCTCTCCTCTTGAGTTCTCTCAGCGCTTCTAGCTTGTCTTTGTTGTTCATAAGTTTTGTGTCCTTAAATATAAAATATATATTTTCTATTAGGAACCGGCTAATCCTTATTATTACATATATAAAGGTAATATTTTGTATTAAGTTTATTT